ATTGAACGGATCACGTTGCACGAAGGTGCTCCGGAACCGGAAGAGGAGGAGGAAGCTTAATAACCTAAAACATCAAACATATGAAATTATTTGACGGAATAAGAGCAGCGTTCACCTTTCGACCAAACCGGGTGACTGCGACTGCTAACGGCTCTTCAGTTGACACTCAAGGCTTCCGAGATGGGATGGTAGTTCTTGAAGTAGGGACAGTTTCAGGTACCTCACCAACACTTGCTGTACGGTTGCAGGATTCACCTGATAACTCAACCTTTACCGACATCCCAGGCGCGGTGTTTACCACAGTGACCGCTTCTAACAACACACAAGTGTTGCGGTTGCGCGAACTTAACGTTGCTCGGGCACGATTCGTGCGAGCCGTTGCTACCATTGGAGGTACAACACCGAGTTACGACTTCGGTTGTGAAATCTTGATGGGAGAACCATACGCTGGTCCAGTCAACAACGACTAAACACAAACACCATACCGCAAAACCCCCGCATGGGGGTTTTTGCGTGCTACAATGTTGCTATGTACGGCGATGCACTAACTACCAAAGAGCGAGTGAAAGCCCGCCTCAGTATCACTGATAGCGGTTTTGATGAGTTATTCGATAACCTGATCCTTGCCGTGACGGCTCGCATCCAGGCGATGACCAGTCGGCGCTTCATCCAAGCGACCTATACCAACGAGCTACATGATGGCTCAGACCTCCTAGGAAGCCTCAGGAGCGTTTTAATCCTCAAGAACGGTCCAGTGCAAAGCGTGGCGTCAGTTCAGTACAAGACAGGCCTCAACAGCACCCCTAACTGGACCACCATCAGCCCCGATCTCTACGACATCGACCTGGATACCGGTCTCATCCTCTTTGACGGTCCGATGCCGCAAGGGAAGCGCAATATGCGGGTGACCTATACCGGAGGCTATTCCGGTTATTCGCTTGGTATCAATAACTTCTGGTTTTTCAACATCACCCCAACCGGGACGGTAAACGGCACCAATCGCACCTTCACCCTGCCTGAGACCGCAGACCAGGTGATTATCTACGCTGACGGCGTGCGGGAGGTTGCATCCAACGTCACCTTCACCCCAGGGACGAACAGCTTCACCCTTGCAGTAGGTCGAGCTCCATTCACCACCATCACCGTGGACTACCTTCGCTCAGTGGCCACCTCTGACGCTGACTACCACCTACCGGCTGACCTGGTGGACGTATGCGAGCGTGCCGTCTCCTACCTGTTCAAGAACCGGGACAACGAGGGGCGCACCACCGAGAGCTTCGGAGAGAGCTCTATCACCTGGCGCGAGGATATGTTCACCAAGGAGATGCTCGCCACCATCAAGAACTACCGCCGTGGCTACAGCCTATGATCACCGTAAACGTCCAGATTCGCGGCCTAGACGCCCTTAGAGCCAATTTCGACAAGGCACCCGGCCTCACCCTCAAATACCTTGCAGCGGCCACCAGGGCGGCTCTCTTCGCCGTTGATAAGCAGGTGAATGAGGGAGGCATCATGCAATTCAAGACGCCCCGCTCTCGGCGTACCGGACAGCTCGTCGCACGCTTCGGATTGAACAAGGAGTACAAGAACGGCGGTCTCAGCGGATCAACGGGTCCAACGGTGCACTACGCTCCCTATGTATACTTCGGCACCAAACGCAGCGGTCCCAATAAGTACATGGACCGCATCGCTTTGGCCGCAGAGCCGGAGGTTCACGCAATATTCCAGAAGGCGATTGATACAGTGGTGGAGAAAACTGCTAGAATATAACTATGTCAATCAGCGCCATTAAATCAGCCATCAAAACGAACCTAGATGAGTTAGTGACTGCTACCGTTATTGCTGGCGCCACCATCACCGATATCAAAAAGAACCCACTCAATGCGGATATATCCACATATCCCCATGCGTTCCTAATGCCGCCATCGGTCCAAAGTGAGGCCAACGACAACCGGAGTATCATCCGGTCCTACTCTTTCGATATCATGTTCCTCTTCCGAGCAGAAAATATCACCTCAACGGACGAGATTGAGGAAGCAGTTGAGAGCATCCTCAACAAGTTTGACAATGACCCGACTCTCAGTGGCACCGCCCTAGGTGGCGTGTTGCCTGTTTCATCATCGCCAGAGCCGTTTCAGCACAACGGCAAAGACCTCATCATGGTGGTAGTGGAGATACAGGCGAAGGAGGTAGTCACACTCACCTTCTCTTAATGGGAGCTAGAGTGGTATAATGTTAGTATATGGCAAAAAAATACAATGACAGGGCCATGCAGGTAGACCGAGAGGAAATCGGGGATGGTAACTCGGTATTCTTCTTCCCCAAGAACAACCCTCCGGTGTCTGTTAGAGCAAATACAAAAGAGGAGGCTGAGGCATTATTAAAAGACAAAAAGGACATTAAAGACATTCAATAATATATGGCTAAGTTTATAGGTCGTTTGGCAGACGTTGGTATCGCCAAAGAAGCAGTGAGAGGAACAGCAGAATCAGCGGCAGTGTACTGGCTACCTAAGGTGTCCTTGACGCTGGACGACACGGTGGAAACCGCCATCGATGAAAGCTCCATTGGCGTCATCGAAGATTCACCCAACTCTTCCGTTGTGGCGAAGCGTGCTGAGGGATCAATCGAAGGCAACATCTATGACCGTTCATTCGGCCTGTTGCTTCTCAATGCCCTTGGAGCCGTTTCCACCTCAGGTCCTACCCAAACCACTGTCTACACTCACGCATTCACCGTTGGGCAAAGCGCACAGCACCCTGCGCTCTCTCTCTTCCTTGATGATCCTAACCAGGACTACAAGTTTGCCCTGGGCATGTTGACCTCCCTGGAGCTCGACATCGCTCTTGGCCAGTTTGCCCGATACTCAGCCGGGTTCCGGTCGAAGAAGGGTGAAACAGCCACCCTCACACCTTCATACCTCGTTGAGAACAGCTTCCTCCCACAACACGGCTCAATCCGCACAGCTACCAACCTAGCGGGTCTAGGAGCGGCCTCAGCTATCGACGTGCGAGGGATCAAACTATCAATCAGCAAGAACGTTGATGATGACTATAAAATAGGTTCCCTGGACCAAGCCGACATCCTCAATAAGCAATTCGCTGTAGAGGGGACCGTTGAGCTTGTTTTCAACGACAACACCTTCAAGACTGACATGCTTGCTGACACTGCGAAGGCAATGCGTATTCGTCTTACCAACACTGATGTGACTATCGGCTCAAGTTTGAACCCTCAATTGACCATTGACCTCGCTAAGGTGAAGTTCATGAGCTTTGAGAAGACCTACTCAAACGACGATATCACCGTGGCAACCGCATCATTCAAAGCGTTCTACAACGCCGCTGATACATCGATGATCTCGATGCAACTTATTAACACCGCAACTAGCTACTAATTCATATGGAACGCGACACAACAAAATTATCAATCGGGAAACACACCTTTACCGTGAAGACTTATGTCAACGCGAAAGAGCTCAACACCATTCAGAAGACCTACTTCCAGGGCTCTAAGGTGGAGATTGTAGGCCAGGAGCCAAAGTTCTCCGAGTTCAACCCTAACGTGCAGTACGAAGTGAAGCTGGAGATGATCCGCCAATTGGTAGTCGAAATGGACGGCTCCAAGGAGCAGATTGTCGCGCGATGCGAAGAGCTCCCGGCAGGCATCTTTGATGAGCTAGCCGTTGAGCTAGATACCATCGCTTCAAAAAAAAAGAGCTAGCCGACTCCATTAGCCACTACAGCATGGGGCGGATGGATGAAATGATGCAGATGGTAGCAATTTGCCAAGAGTACAAGTGGACCTACCAGGAGTACATGAGCCAGCCGTCATATTTCATCCAACTGGTAAAAGCTAAGATGGTACGAGACAATAAGGAGCAGGAGTTAGCATCTAAAAAATCATTCCGTGGCTAAATCAGAAACAAAACTAAAGATCGTAGTCGATGCGCAGAACAATGCGACTGCGGGTCTTCGGAGTGTTTCAAAAGAGCTCGGATCAATGGAGAAGCAAGGCTCCTCCCTGACCGGCACCTTTTCTGCCCTCAAGCTAGCCACAGCGGCGGTCGCAGCGGCGGTAGGCGCAGCCGGTATCAACATCGTCAAAGCCGGGGCACAGTTTGAGCAGACCCAGATTGCCTTTGAGACGATGCTGGGATCGGCTGAACAAGGGCAGAAGACCCTTGCAGAGCTATCGCGCTTTGCGTCCACGACGCCATTTGAGCTTCCTCAACTGGAGGAGGCCTCAAAGCGCCTTTTGGCATATGGCACCAGCGCCAGCGAGCTCATTCCTACCCTTGAGACACTAGGCAATATTTCAGCCGGTGTGGGCATGGATAAGCTCCCTCAGCTCATCCTCGCGTTCGGTCAGGTGAAGGCCGCGACGTACCTCACCGGGGCCGAGCTCCGTCAGTTCACTGAAGCAGGAGTTCCCCTTCTAGGGATGCTTGCCCAGCAGTCGGGGAAAACTGCCAGCCAGATCAAAGAGGACATGGAATCGGGGATGCGTATTCCATTTGCCGATGTGGAGAAGGCTCTACAATCGATGTCTTCTGAGGGCGGCATTTTCTATGATTTGATGGCAAAGCAATCACAATCGCTCGCTGGCCTCTGGTCCAACTTTAAAGACCAGGTGAGCCTTACAGCACGCGCGCTTGGTGAGGAGCTACTCCCCTATCTCAAGCCGATTGTTGAGACCTTGATCCAGATGGCAACGATGGCACGTGTCGTCACAGAGTCGTTCTCTGGCTTTGGAACCACCCTGAGTGGTACCTCAGACATGCTTTTGATATTACGTGGCTACTGGATGCAGGTGGCCGATAGCTTTGATAAAACGGTCCGCCCGGCGCTTGAGTATCTTGGAAGCGTGCTCTCTAAAAAAAAAGACGAGATCACTCTCATCCT